ATGTTATGCATGTATATTTAGAAGAAGAAGACTACTTGCTTCCGCTTATGAGACGGGTCGGACCCAACGACAGGCTCAGTATGTTTACTGTTCAACTCCTGGTTCCCTCATCATCATGTGGAGGCACGCGTAACTTCGACTTTGCGTGCCGCCATTCGGTTAGCCGTACATAAGTGCTACAGTTATCAACAGCACCTGGGTTTGCAGACAGCTTGGGGGGTACGCGTAACTTCGACTTTGTGTACCTTGCCTTGAACTCTCAGATCGGGGTTCGTAAAACGACGATGTGATATTCCGGGCGTTAATGCTGTACTGTAGAATTGTCACTTTTAACTTACTAATCCAATCTACTAACACAGTTAAAGCATGTAATATTAGTACCTAGACGAATGAAAAGTAGCCAGTGTTCACGATGTGTGCGAGATCAAGCGCTTAATAACCGCCTTTCACTAGATTCGTGTTCCCGATAAGCTACCTAGTAAGGATCCTGTGGGAAAGTATTGTGTGTGAATACCGTGCACTTGGTTAAGTGTGGGTGGTACCCTGGAAGTACCTGTGATGGTGTCACATTAAAAACACTAGTGGTGGTTTACTATATACAACCAAAACAAAACTTAAACTTTCAAACATGGAGTACTACAATGAAATCAAGCTGAGCGTGATCGGAAGCGCTCAAACCCTAATTTCAAACCTAGTTGACGACAATTGCAAATTCCAAATGGACCTGATTGATGAACAATATTTGTGTAGATTTGATGAAGTTCTTGCGTGTGGTTTTGAACAATTCCTTGAGGATCATATGCGAATTTTAAGCCATACCCAACAACTTCTTGAGGATCTTGAACGCTTTGATGATGATTTAGAAACACTTTTATTTCTTCAAACTCAAATGGCTTTTCTCATCGATGACTATGTTTTCTGGCTCTCCCCTGACAATGAAATTTACCATAATTTGCTTGTTTTGTTTGTTAAAGATTTAACTCAAGAAGGCGTCGAACCTAATCCTGGCCCCACCTCCTGCTCTAAGGTATGTCCTAATCGCTCTAGTACCTTATCGACCAGCGAGATAATTATGAACAAGATTTACAATTCGGTGTCATCTGTTTCAGACTATATTCCCAGAAGTGAACGTAGGAAGTTGAAGCAAGAGATTCGCGCTGTAAAGCGTGCAATGGAGTATTGTGAGAAACATCGTATAAGGAGTGTAGCTCAACTTGGAGGAGATGCTATTGGCTCGTATGTGCAAGTAACCTCGCCCAAAGAAGATGCCCCAAAGAGATGTTTGAAGTGTGACAATGATCCGTGCATTTGCTTTGTCAAGCGCCTTGGATGTGCTACTGCTGTAATCACATTCATCAGCTCGATTATTCGACTTGGGACTGTCATTTATCAGAACAACTGCACTGCCCAAATTGGATTTGGGTTCTTCGGTAAGGCAAATGACATGTGTTCCAGTGTTGAATCTCTTGCTTCAAAGATAGAGGAGAAAGTTGACCAAATTCCAAATGCTAGCGAAATTATTGATGGTATCAAGAGATCTGTTGATGATATGTTAAACACTACTGTGTTTTCGTCTCTTGATATCACTGTGCGTGATGTGTTGAAAGCGTGTGGTGTTCTCACTGCGTTGTGGGTTTTGGTTAAGGTTGCTAGAATGTCCCAAGAAATTACACAATTCCTTTCTTCCTTATTATTCTCTGTTCTATCTATTCCCTCCCAACTTAAAGATTTGTTTGTTGCATGGATGGATGTTTCTATGATTGAACCAACTGCCCAGATTGCGGTGGACAATGAGATGTTGTTCACTTGGTTACCTAAGATTTGTGCGATGTTTGCATCTCTGTTTGTTGCTTATGGTGTCCACCACATTCCTGGACGTGACAATACTCCTGCTGCTTGGTTGAATAAAATTGGAAACTTCCCTCGTGCCATCAAATCAATGTCCGAAATCAACGACTATTTGCTTGGTGTTTTCCGTAAGATCTATGTTGAGGCTTCAATTATGATTTTCGGATATGATCGTGAACTGTATGCTGAAGGTGTTCCTGAGATTACCCAGTGGCAAGCTGAGGTTGAACTGTATTCTAATCCCCAACAATGTAAAAGTATGTGCAAGACTCGTGATGGATATAATCATGTGATGTTACTCTGGAGTAGAGGTCATGCTCTGCTTCAAAAGTATGCCCCTGCAATTGACAATGCTATGAAGGATGGTATTAGACGTGATCTTCAGAGGTGTGCTAAGATTAAATCTCTTGTAGAGTCTTCGTTTGGCATCCCAGATGGTGTACGTGCTGTGCCTCTACCAGTGTGGTTGGTAGGAGAATCGCAGATTGGCAAAACAACGATGCAATACATGATTGCTGCTGATTTGTGCGCTGCGCTAGGAATTTACAATGTAGAGGAGCAAATTTTCTGCAGATGTGTTGAGAATGAATTTTGGGAAGGTTACAATGGTCAATCTGTTGTTGTGTTTGATGATTTTGGACAAATGAGAGATAGTACTGCTGCGCCTAACTTGGAATTCTTTGAAATTATCCGTTCAATTGGATCTTTCCCGTATCCTTTGCACATGGCTGATATTTCACTCAAATCTAACAGTTTCTTCACATCTCCTATTGTTATTTGCTCTACTAATTCTGCTCACATCCCTGTTGAATCCCTCACCTATGAAGATGCTATCTGGAATCGCCTTACTCATTCGTGGAGAGTGACAATCAAACCTGAATATCAGATCATTGAGACTAACAACTTGAATGGCTCACAACGTGTCCGATTGAATGTCCCTCTTGCTCGTGAAACTGCTCCCATGATGTACGGTACCAACAAGCGCTCTGCTATTAACATGAATGTATATAACTTCGAGCGCTTCCGCGCCATTGATAGGAAAGCACCTCAGTATGAACAAGCAATTGGATATGATGAATTTATCAAGATTCATGTGGATGAATTAAAGGCGCGTCAGAATCAAGGAGTGAATTTGAATGAAAATATACGTGCATATTCTGCCCACCTTAAAGCTAGGGATGCTGCTCTTGCTCAATGTGGTGGTAGTGAGATTGTTCCCGCTGTACGCAGTTCCCCCACTTTTAATGATATGCTCGAATATTTTGAGAAGAATGAATCAACGACATGGCCCCAGTACTTTACGCAATATACCCCTGAAATGATTAATGAACATTTGCACTATGAGACTATTAAGATGCAACGTAATGGATTTGACCCCAAAGATGTATTGCTTAACGAGTATACGGATTATGCTCGCCCTGATTTAGTCTCTCATTTCATTCGCATTTTTCTTCTTGACTACTATCAATGCTGGATGCAAGCTACTAATGGACTTGACTTGTTGCACAGACTTCGCAATCAATATCGTAGACTCCCCAAGTACTACGACGGAGCTATGAATTTTTTCAAAGCTCAATTGGACAATTTCCGTGATAATTATTGGTATCGTTTCGCTGCGATAGCAGTAATTCGCGTGCTGCTTGAGTATGCTGTCAACTGCTTCAAGTCATGGTGGAATAAGCCCAATGATACTACCACTTGTGAATCTGACACGCGCAATCTTCAACCAAAAGCGCGTCAACATTTGACTGTGAGATCGACTGGGAAGCCCGTTCGTATGCAAGCTGAATCTGACACTCGCAATTTGCAACCAAAAGCTAGACAACATTTGACTTTGAAATCCCATTCTCGTTTGGCTCGTGTGGAAGGCGATTGTGAAATGGGACTTGACCAGAATATGATGTCAGTGTTAGAGTCGATTCGCCACCAGCAATGGTATGCGATGTTGAGATATCAAGACGGAACTTTGCAAAAACTTGGAACTCTGACAAATGTAACTGGAACTATTTACATGATGCCTGATCACTTTGTGCGTTATGTACAAGTCAAACAGAAAGGACCCGAACCGTTGGACCGTATCATTTTGGTTAATGTTGGAAATCCATTGTGCGATAAACACATTTTGATTGAAGACTTTATCCATAATGTTATTACTTACAATTCGCCTGCCCCCACTGATCCAGAGGAATTGAAAGATCATGCACCCAAAGATTTGTGCTTCATTGATGCTGGAAGAACGATGCCCCGTGGAAAGAATATCATTAAGCATTTCATGTCCTCGCATGAACTGTATAAACTTGCATCAAGTGAATTCAATGGAGTACTTTCTGGACTAGACTTCAACAAGAACAACCAACCTGAACTTGTAAGGAATCATGGTACGTGCTTTGCTCACCAGCAATGCTCGTACTATTTGGCCGCTGGAGACGTGAGACAGAAATATACGTCATATGACGTTATTTCGTATTCGATGCCAACAAAGGCTGGTGACTGTGGACAACTCTTGCATTGCAACTCTGCTGTGATTCGTGAAGGACGCATTGTAGGTATGCACATATCTACTAATGGAGAGAATACCAACTATTCTCAAGTTGTAACAAAAGAAGATATTGAACGTGCTGTGCAAGAATTTCCTGGAAGTGCTCAGTGTGTTGGTTCCTTTGCACACCTAACTGCGACTGATAAGGCTACTGTCCAATCTGGGTTTATTTGCACTGGTGAGATGAAGCCACTGCCTCAAGCTAGTGGATCGTGCATTGTACCTTCGACCTTACATGGCCTTATCCAAACTCCAACTTGTAAACCTGCATTCTTGAAACCATTTACCAACGCTGAAGGAAAGTTGATTGATCCCTTGGTGAAGGGAGTTAGTAAAGCTGGTGTCACGTGTGGCATCATGGATAGATCGACATTGAATGTTGCTGTTGCTGATGTGAAGTTGAGAATTCAAGAGAATCATGTTGCTGAACCTCCTCAAATTCGCGTGTTGACGTATGAAGAAGCAGTAAGAGGCATTGAAGGAAATGAACTGTTTCAGCCCATTAACCGCTCGACTTCACCTGGTTATCCGTGGTGTATGGATCGCAAGGGAAAGCCCGGCAAGACGAAATGGCTAGGCTCAGATGAGTATGACTTCACGTCTCCTGCAGCTTTGGAAATGCGTGCTGCTGTTGAGGATTTGGTAGAAGCATGTAGAACAGATCAACCACGAGACATCATTTGGATTGATACTCTGAAAGATGAACGACGACCAATTGAGAAAGTGGATGAAGGAAAGACTCGCGTTTTTTCAAATGGACCGATGCATTATAATATTGCTTTCAGGCAGTATTTTATGGCTGGATTAGCTCACATTCGCCATAACAGGATCTATAATGGTATCGGTGTTGGAATTAACGTGTGGTCTAACGAATGGAACTTTCTTGCTAACTACCTAACCGCAAATTCGAAGACAATGATCGATGGTGATTTCTCTAACTATGATGGAACTCTATCTGATCAGATTATGTGGGAAGCTTTTGAAGTTTTACATAGTCTATACGATGATGGACCAGAGAACTATAAGATCAGATATAACTTGTGGTATTACGCCTGTTTTGCCACTCGTTTAGTTAGAGACAAGGTTTACACGTGCACTCACAGCTTGCCTTCTGGATTTCCTGCTACCGCTGAAGTCAATTCAATTTACCAGTTGATTGCTTTCCGCTGTATTTTCCTGAAGCTTGCTCGAATTCATGCTCCTGCTTATGCCAATATGGCCGCCTTTAACAAGATGATTAGACTAATCATTTATGGAGACGATAATATCGTCTCAATCTCAGAAGAGATTATTGATTGGTTTAATATGGAATCTATTAAAGAGGCCTTTGCCACTTACCTGAACATGACTTACACGAACCCCCAAAAGACTAGCGAAATTGTTCTTAAGAAAGACTTATCTCAAGTAAGTTTCCTTAAGAGATCTTTTAGGCGACCAACTGTCGACGGATACACTTACCCGATGTATGTGTGCCCGGCTGATATCGAGTCGCGATTGGAAATGTTGAACTGGACCCGAACTGGCAATCTAGTTAATCCGAAGGAAATAGAGGCTGACATCGTCTCCGAAGTTTTCAAGGAACTGGCTATGCATGGTTCGGATGTATACAATGAATATGTCCCAAAGATTACCAAATTGGCTCTTAGCAACGGTTTGAGGAACTTTTATGATTTGGGTTGTGAGACCTATATCGAAAGTGTTGTTAAGAATATTCCCCTCAAAATGCACCCCAACGACTTCTAAAGGAAGAATGTGATCTTGCATTAATCAGGAAAATTTGATGTGTCTAAAATGATTTTCGCACTGCTATTCTTCTAATAGGCTGAGCTTTTTAGCTTTACCTCCCAGGATGGCCTTGAGGCAGTCCCTCATATATCCAGGGAAACACATCTCGAGAAAACAGTTTAATTGGACTTTTTCTTTAAACAAATCAATTGCTGATCAACAAAATTTCAATACACAACCTGATTTGATGGCCGCAACGACCCCTACTCAAAACGACACTCTTATCTTTCGTGATGATGGAGATGTTTCAACCGATAGCTATGCTTCCAGAATTGCAGATATGCCCCGACAAATGTACACTCAGAATATTGACCCAACTCCTCACTCTCTTGAGAAGTTTCTTAGTCGCCCCGTCATTCTTCAACAAGGCACTTGGTCATCTACTCAAACAAGAGGAGCAAAATTGGCTACAGTAACATTTCCTAAGGACTTGCTCAACGGTATATATGATATCACCCAAAATACCAAGAAAGTCGATGGCTTTGTTGGTATGAAGGCTAAGGTCGTTGTTAAGCTAGAAGTTAGCTCTCAGCCATTTCAGGCTGGAGCGCTTTTACTTAGCTATATACCGTATGCTGACTACATGAACTCACACTCACAATGGATTAATGGAACTACTACTACTGACACAATTGCTGCATCTGGTTGCCCTCATGTAGTAATGAACCTGGCTAATACCACTGCTTTGGAATTCATGACCCCATACGTTTCACCATATCTCTACGCAAATCTCGCTACAGGACAAGGATCTTTTGGTACAGTAACCATTTCCGTACTTTCTGCTCTCGCATCGAACATTTCTAGCACTGTAAATTGGACCTTATGGGCCCATTTTGAAGATGTTGAACTTGTTTATCCGACACCCGCGCCCTTGGTCAGTGGTACTGGCTGGGCTCAGGTGGGCGGAGAAATGGCAAAGATGGAAAACAGAGGAACAATTTCTTCTGCTATTGGAACGATTGGGCGAGGAATTTCTTCTGTGCTACCATACGTTGGTCTTAAGTACTTGGCTAAACCAGTTGAGGCTTTTGCCACAACTGGTGAGTCTGTACTTAAGTTCTTTGGATTTTCAAAACCAACTGTGCAAGCACCTGTAACCCGTGTTCTTCAATCCCCTGCTCGCTTTTTCCTAAACTCTGACGGATCTGACGCTTGTCACAAACTTGCTCTCTCTGCAACAAATGAACTTCAGACTTTTCCTGGATTTGCTGGAACAGAAGAAGACGAGATGAGGTTGGATTATGTAGCTGCGCGTCCTACGTATACTACATCATTCAACTGGTCAACTTCTGGAACTGCAGATGCTTCACTTTTCTTGCAACCCGTTTCCCCAACATATACGGCATCATATGATACGCAAGTTGCTAATGCATATGCTCGAGGTGTCTCTTTGCCTCAATGTGCTAAGGTAGCGTCTATGTTTGATTTGTGGCGTGGCGATATGGTTTTCACATTCCACTTCGTTAAAACACAATTTCACAATGGACGTCTTCGCGTGTCATTTTTACCGTATACATATGCTGACTCAACCGCAATCCAAAACATGCCTGCATATGCACACACTGAAGATATTGACATAAGTACTGCCAGTACTTACACATTTAGGGTGCCTTTCACTAGTGTTCGACCATGGCTTCATACCGTGTTTGATCCCAAAGTGGCCGCAGCCAACGGTGATGCCAGAAATTGTGCATCAGGCGTGTTGCAAGTTTCTATTATCAATCCCTTGGTTGCCGCATCCTCAGTGTCATCCACTATTGAGATCCTAGTGTTCACCTCACTAGAAAAGGCTCAATTTGCTGGACCCCACAAGCCCGTCATACTACCATACAACATTCCCAATGTTGCTCAAGTAGGCGGTGAAATGACTAAGGAATCGTCTAAATGTACCGAAGAATCGCCCGAGCTTCCTTTGCTACCATACGCTTCGTGCGTGGGTGAGGTTATCGCTTCATATAGACAATACCTTAAACGTTTCTCGCAAGTGGGTTCCATCACTCCTTCAGCCCTCGCAGCTACTGCAACGACAGCTGGCTCCACGGGTAATGGTTTCGTACTATTTCCATGGCAACCAGTTCGACCGCAAGTTGGAGACTTTACGGTTTCCGCTGCAGGTGCGATGACACCTACATACGCCAATAATAACACTGCTCTTGGCGTGTCAGTAACTACAGTGTGTGATCTGTATTCACAAGTCTATTCACAATATGCTTTCTTTCGAGGATCTATGCGTTATAAACTTGTAATCACACAACCTTCGGCTGATTTTAACCCTAGTAAACCCATTTCAGTGTTTATTAATATGTACAATTCACCGACTTCCGATTTTTATTCTCCAAACATGTATGTTAACACAACTGCTGGAATTACTAATCTTGGTACAGGACCTATCCAGGTTCTTTTTGACTCTCCCCAAATTTCGACCACAACGCTCAAAACTAACTTCGCTTATCAACCTGGTTTTGCTGAACACAATCTTATCGTATTCCCAGACAAGGAGGGAGTGATAGAGTTTGAAGTGCCTTTCCTAGCTACGGGCCATATGGTACCAACTACCTATGGTATAAATAGCCAGTCTAAGGCAAGATCGATCGTGTATCCCTTGCCCACTGTAACTGTTTATAGTGGTGGTAAGGGTGGCTTGGCGGACTGCGCAATTGATGTTTATCGCGCAGTTGGGGACGACTTTTCTTTTGGCTCACTCATTGGAGTCCCCAAACATGCATGGTGGCAGTCAACCGCCAACCCTGCTTAAACATCACACTGCTCTACCTTATTGCGTCCGCAAAAACGTGGTATGGTATGACCAGCTTTCTTTTTAAGACCCTGCACTCTATACAATTTCTCCTGCAGGCTCGACACATTTTAAATGTAAACCCGAGGTGTGAATACATCGCTCGATATACACATACCTAGTTAGCAACCTTTTGGTGACTGCTTTAGGTTGGTCAAGGCATTTGAATGTGCTATTGTAGACGATATACATACAGACATGTATATCCCTTCTTTTTCGGCAGATTTCTAAAAAAAAAAAAACTTGATTGATATAGCCACTTTAATAATAGTAAAATGATTGCAAATCTTATGCTGTGTCCATAAACCATGGTTGACCGTTTTTTTCTCGTCTTACAGTTAGTATTTCACAGCCAGTTTCAGTAACAAGCAGA